TTCAATGAAAGACTGAATAGCCGTTTCGTCTGCATCAAAGATAACATCAACTGCCTCTCTTAGTTTCTCTCTACATGCTGTGGGTGTGGATGATTTGACCATTTCAAGACCCATAACCTTCTTCTTAGGTTGTGCGTATTGAACACCCTCATTGTTATAGACATTTAGAATGTAACGCTTCTTGGCTGTCCAGATAGCCTTATCACACAACGCTTCACGCTTCATTACAATCTTTTGTTGAAAGACGTTAGTATAATCACCAAGTTCTCTGCAAGCCTTATCAATGATAGGTTGAACCTTACTTTCGCTAACTCTATCCATGAAATTGATGGATTTTGAAGTATCTGTAGCATCTGATAGCAGCGTTTGACGTACCAAATCTGCAAGGTTGAGGTAAACCGAATCAGTGTCAACCGCAATAACATAATCTTTCTCCGTCTTTAGTATCTTTCGTAGATATGAATTGATTGCATTTTCGATCCACCGTATGGAAAGTTGGCCTGTAGTCGTGACAGCAATCGCATTGCGTAGATCGAAAAATCTGAAATACTTGGACCCCAACGCACCATAGAGGGAGTTGAGCGAGACTTTTTTAGAGAGTTGCAGGTTTTTGAACTTTGCAATCTCTTTTTTGAGTTCTGCTTTCTTCGCTTTGTCTGTTTCATTTTCGTATTTCGTTTCGGCATCTAGCATCGCTTTCTTATATACTTTACGATCAGCAAACATCTTCTCAACCATTTCAGGCATGAAGCCTTGCTTGTCACGGCGATAGAACTGACCGTTTGCTGTTAGACATACATCGTCACCCACAAGAGAAGTTGTGTCCACTTTTCTGGTAAGTAGGGAGTCCACATTAACATTACAAGAAAGGATAGAACGCATAGACTCACTATAGGAATCAGGTTCCACAATAGTCTCTGGGCTGATGTTGCTGCCCATGATGACTGATGGGTACTCAGAATTAACGTCAAAACTTGCAACCCAATCATGAAAACCGATAAGAGGATCCTTAACATAAGCACCAACATAGGCTGCTTCCTTTTCGTGTGTGACGTTAGGTGGAACTACAATATTCTTAGACTTTAGATGATTGAAGCAAATAATATCCCACATACGAACTTGGGTAAACACATCTTCATAGTTACACTTATTGTCATAAGACAAGGTAAGCGCCAACTCAATCAGCCTATGCTTTTCCTCAAGGCGTTCTACGATCTCAACGTCTTTGATGTTATAGTCGATGAATTTTTGATAGTTCTCTTTATACAGATTGTGGAGAGACCCATACTCGGCGTAAGACAACTTACGATCACCCAACTCAACATTGGCGATATTGTCAAGACGATATGATTCCTGTGAGCGACCATCAGGAGCATACCAACGATATAGTTTGATATAGTCTAGGATTGGCACACCGAGAATACCATAACTGCCGACCTTCTTCATACCAACGTCAGCAAGGCGTGGTGTCACTGTTCGCCAAGGTGACAGTCTTTCTGCCACTTTGTCGCCATACACATTGCGAATACGATTGACAAGATAAGGGATATCGAACGCTTCTACGTTCCAGCCTGTGATTGCATCTGGGTAGTTGCTTTGCCACCATCCGAGAAAGTTCATGATCAGATCATGTTCGTCTCGGCTTCTATGATATGTAACGTTCATGTTACTATTCTCATATGCACCACAACCGAATGTGTGATAGTGACCCTTGACGCAAACTGTGATTGCAGTCAGTGGTTCTTTGGCATCATCAGGTTCAGGGAAGCCGTTATCAGAGCCAACTTCGATATCGATATTGGCGATAGACAACTCACTCATGTCCCAATTGACTGTACCTGGGTATTCATCAGCAATGAAACAATACTGATAGCGTTGCATACCATAAACTGTGAAGTTATCAACATCCTCATATTGTTTCACAAAGTCTCGACAATCACGGATCGTACCTGGGCTTACTTTACCCAGGTACTCACCATGGATGGTCCTATACTTTGTTGGCTCTTTAGAAGGCACAAAAAGGGAAGGGTGATAATCGACTTTCGACATCACCTGCTTCCCATTCTGCATTCCACGGTACAGGATTTTACCACCCCATACCTCAACATTAGTATAATATCTATTCATTAAGGAGTAATAATCTTTGATGCTGGAGGAACAACCAGCCCACCAAACATAGCGGTATACTGATTTAGAAACTCATTGATAGGAGTTGCTGTGAATGTAACATGGTTCTTATTCAAAGTCAACTCTTTATCTTCGGTCCATTGTGTAAATGGGCCAAAGCCAACCTTAGGATTCTTCTGATCTGCGGTTGGGATCACAAGAATACGAACGGGGTTCTTTAGTGTTAGATCGGTCTTGGTATCAGCCGTCACCTCACCGATGATCTCCTCGCCAGTTGCTAGGCGAACAATCTTAATATTATCTGTCTTAGCCATTAGTTTGCAATCTCCATTAGATAGTCGTAAACACCGACTGTTACCCACTTCTCTGGAATTAGAGTAGTGCGATTACCATTCTCATTCACGAATGAATAAGAGTTATCAAGATCCATAATCTTGACAATACGTTCCCACTTGCCATCAAAGGCTCTCTGCTTGAAAGCAGTTTCGAGGACTTGCATTTCACTTTCACTCTTTACCATGTGTTTCTCCTTAGTCCCATAGACCACTGTAATACTTTCCGAATAGACGGAAACCGTTTTGTATTCTTGCATTATACTCTTTAATGCCTTCTCTGTCAACCCAGTAATCAGGATTCAGTTGATGCTGTCTATACACGGCACTTTCATCATCTTCATTACCACCAACAAGTTCCCATTCATACTGCGGATCACCGTGAATAAACTGGTCTTCCCAATCATCATCAAGTTCCTGTTCGAAGGCCCAAATCATTTCATTGAGAACCCATTCCCACTTATAATGAACCCAGTTGTCAGCACCGTAACATTCTGGATCAGGATCAGAGTGACGCATGTGTGGTGGAACATCCTCGTCATCAACCAATTGAGATCCGTGCTTACTGGCTTGTAGTTGCTTGAGCATAGGAAGGATGATATGGGCAAGAGTTGTATTCATATTCCAAGTATCATACTTGTCAATACGAACTTTGATCTTGCGTTCATTCTTAGAATAGTACCAGTTACAAAGATCATTGAAACGGGTCTGTGACAACCAGCAACCAATGTTTTCTTTAGTATCTTCACTTAGGAATGGAATGAGATTGGCGATCTGGTAGGGACCCCACCAGTTTTTATATGGTCCAATATAAACCTTCATTATATAATCTCCGTTATATTTGTTCTACCTATTGTTATGTTCTTTGTTGCTCTTATGTTTGAATTGTCCCATGTCCAACATTCACCTGTATCATCCTGAAAGCATACCCATTGTAGGTTATCTTCAAGTCCATTGTCTATTAGAAAGTGAGCGTATGCAGAACCTTTAGGAGTGTTTAATGGAATAGGTGGATCAATTCTGACGATTGTTGTCATAATGCTTTCGTATTTCAATTTTGATGCTTTGAGCGCAACTGGCACATACGACGGAACAACCATGCTTCTCCATGATTTCTTGAACAGAAGGAACATTGCCTGTGTGATTGTCCAGGATTTGTTTGACTGTATTTGACGATAGAGTGTTACAGGAACATAAGATCATTGCTTTCCCCACATACATATATATTATAGCAGAAGCCTCGGAGGTGTCAAGATGCCTATTAATAGTTGGACAATCAATCTTGTTTTAGGACTCATTTTTTCCGTCATGGTAGGCGGCGGCATTTATATATGGAAGTCTTCCATTGAAACAAAAGCCTTGTTCGAATACAAGTCACAGCAAATAGAAAAGATGTTAGAGCAACAAGAAAAAGCAATGAAAGATACCGCTGCTATGTTGAGAGAAAGTACCGAGATTGTGGCTGACCTCAAAAACAAGACTATTGAAATGAATGATAAGTTTAAGAGCCTTGATGTATATCTTGACACCCAACCCAAGGATCAGAAACAATCATCGGAAGTCTTAAAGAGAACCTTCAAGGAACTATCACAATGAAAAGACTACTAATCGCATGTCTATTCTTGGCTGGTTGCCAGTCTACCGCAGTTACGACAAGAGTGGAAGTCATTACACCTCCAGATCAAATGTATGATTGTCCTATCAAGACAAAGTGGCCCAACTATAAGACACTAAATGACACCGAGGTGGCTAAAACGATTGTTGAACTTTATAAGAACAATACTCGTTGTAAAGCCTCCATCGATGCCATTCGTAAGTATCTATCGAACGCTAAGGCTCGAATAGAGCGTTAGAGAGTGGTTGGATCACTTGGCTTTGATGCATTGGTAACATTGTTATCCTTTGCAGCAACACCAACACCAATAAGACCTAGAAGAAATGGCCATACTTCATCTAGTGGAGGAAGCGGCATTGATTCTGGCCACACTCCGGCAAACTTTAGACCATAAGCAAGCAATGGAATCAAAGCCATCACTGTGGTCTTCCAGTTAGCGGTTAGATTTGCGAGATTCATTAGAAACTCCATAATGATGTCCGGAATTGGACACCACTATTTAGTTTCTTATCGGATTTGGTAGATGGCAGTACCACATGACTTCTTGATCACAGGAGAAGATTCCCATGGACGAAGCCAGCCAAGATGCCAAGTTCCCTGCACACAATACATACCACGATGAACAGGAACAGTCCAGTCACCGACGAATGGAGGGTCCATTACTGGGTTGTAATATGTGCCATATGGATCTGCTAACGCTGCGGTGCTGAAAAGCAAAGCGGCGAGAACTAGAACCTTTCTCATAGTCCTAGAACCCCAAGACCTAGAAGGCCACGCTTGCCCTTAGGTGTGATATCAATAGAGATATCAGAACCGTCGTTATCAACATCAACGTCAGCGCCTGGAGGTGCGGTAACAACTAGACCGTGTGGGGTATACTGTGCGGCTGGGGCATAAACACCCTTGCTGTGTGTAGCACCAGGAACTGCAACAGTCTTACCGTTGTGTGTTTCATCTAGTGTATGTAGGGCAAATGCTGAACCAGTTAGACCGACAACAAACGCTAGTGCTAGAAATACCTTATTCATTATGTT